GAATTGTACCTTCACCGTTAAATGTTACAACTGGATTGATACCATTCTTGTATAGTTCATCGCGCATTGTCTTATTTGGATTCCATGCAACCTTAACAACGTTCTTGATCTGACCACGATTGAATCCGGCAGGTGAGAACCATGGATCACGTTCGAAGTCTGTGCGAACACAAAGTCCAGCAATGTCTCCATTTAGAGGAATCCAACGATACACGTTATTGAACTTGTCAAACTGGTATTTCCAACCTGAATCCATAACAGCATATGAAGTTGATCTTCCAATAAGATTCTTAAATGCAATAATGTCTGTTGCTTCATTTCCAACATTATTTACAACGTCATCAAATCTTGGTGAGAAGAATGCAACGCAATCTTTACGATTTGTAACAACACGGTCAATAACGTTTTGAATAAGAGTTGATGATGCCGAACCAAGAACAACTAGAGAAACATCAACTTCGTCTGCATTATCAAATAGGTCGTATGCAGATGTGCGATTAGCATCAGATACAGTACCAGATACACCACCGCTAAGAGAAAATGTATATTCGTTTGATGTTTGAGCAAAGGTTGTGTTTCCGGCAGTTGTACCCCAAGTTGTAGTCTGTGCTACACCATTAGCAGCCATCGCATTATTGATAGCATAAATGTATGATGAGCGGCTGTTTAGAACATTTACCCAATAATTAGATGAACCATCATCGTTCTTAGCGTCTGAAGCTTTAGAAACATAAGAGAACTTCTCAAGAATTGTGTTTGCAAGACCTGTAAAGGCACCCTTAGAATCAATGACAAGAATATGCATTTCGTCATTAGCGCCGTTTACGCCAGCAACAAATTGAGAAGTTCCTGGTGCGCCGTTAAATTCTGATGCATAATCGCCATCTGGACCCCATGCAGCGAAGGCTGTTGCATTCGCAGAAGCCCAAAGAGAAACAGAAAGACTATTTCCAAGTTCGCCTGCATACTTAGCTGCAAACATTCCATTTGTATTTGCTGCGGATAGATCCATATAGTCTACTTCGTACTGATCACGATTAGCAATCAATAGTCCAGTAGCGTTTGCAGTGGCATTCTTTGCGACAGAAGTGTTGGCAGCACGAATAACTTTAAGATTACGAGCGTAAGACAAGAAGTTAGCGCATGTGAAATAGTCGAGATATGTAGAAGAGTCAGGCTTACCGAATGTGGATACGAGTTCAATTTCGTTTGAAATCGTAACAATCTTGTTAATTGGTCCCCATGCAAAACGACCCGCATAAGCGCCTTCTGTTGTACCTACAGAAGGTACAATAGTTGTCAGGTCGATTTCAGAGACATTTACGCCTGGTGACAGTTGAAATGGCATTGTGTTTCTCCTTTAGAAAGATTAAAATCTTCTTCTTTCATTTTTATTTAGTAAAACGAGTATTTATAGCTTGTTAGTCCAGTTCAAATCACCAAAAGGATCCAAATAACCCCTTTCTTTAAACCATAACTCACCTTGTGCGTCTTTTTCCATTCTATCATCTAGTCCATCATCTACAATACCAAATGGCACAAAGGATTCGTCCATAATGTTCATTTGTTCCTGCTGTAGTACGGCACGAATATTGCTATTGATATTTTCTTTAAAGTATCGCTGAGACGTTAACCATCCAAAATGAACAAGCGTCATAGCTAAATCGTCATTACTGCCTTCTTCGGCCTTAAAGCTCTTTTTGTCGGCAGAAAAGCGCATTAGCTCATCGATTGTCTGCTCATCATTAATTATCAGTTTGTCACTCTCAATTAAGGTCTTGAGGTTAGAACAACCGATATTTTTTGTCTGAGTGGACGTTTTTAGACCGTAAGCAATCTTTTTGGTAAAACCGGGGGTAGACTGCTGTCCCAGCTTGCCTTTGACCTGAATCTTGATTAGGTTCTCATATGATAGTTCGAAATGGATAATATCAGCTACCTGTAAACCAATACTGTTAATTTCCACTAGAATGAAGGCATCATTGTACATTTTAGCTGCCTGTACAATAACTGTAGGAAACAGCATAGGAGATATCTTATTGTTTCGATATTTAGCAACCTGTCTGTAGGGTATTTCCGTAACGTCGAAGATTGAGAATGTTGAATAGTCTAATCCTTGTCCTTCGGCAACGTCTACCGTCATTGTATATGTTCTAGTAAGATCTGGTTCTCTGAGAATATCCAAGAAGCCGTCATGACGAACAGGCTTATGCCAAACAAGCGAACGTAGTTTAGCGGGGTGAATTAGAGTATTAGCTGAACCGATAAACTCACATTCAAACTCTTGACGGAATTGATCTTCAGATGTGTTGGCAATCGTCTGTCGTTTCCAATCTTCATCGCGTCCTGGCACCATACTCCAGTGGATCTCAATTGGAACATATTCTGATTTGAGATCAGGATCATCGGATGTAGCCTTAAACCACATCTTGTAAAACAGGTTCAGTCCATTAGGTGTGGATACGATGATGACCTTTGTAGACTTACCAGAAGAAATTGTAGGATATGTGGACATGAAAAATGCTTCAGCAATATTTTCAGGAACGAACGCAAACTCGTCCAAAAACACAATGTTGAACGAACGACCACGAATAGATGAACCAGATGTAGAATCGGCCATAATACGTGAGCCGTTGGCTAGTTCAATAGAACCTTTGTTCCATTCTTTTACGCCTTGCTGTAGAAAACGAGGCAAGTATTCAAAAGCCAGTTGAAGTCTGCCTAAGATTTCTCTGGCCATCGCAGACTTGTTAGCTAGAACAGCTACGTTTACGCTCTCATTGAAAAGTATGTAGTGTAGCAAATATGCAACAGATGTTGTGGTTTTGCCAACCTGACGCGGGAGTTTACAAATAGAGAATCGGTTGTTGTGGAAGTTCAAAAGCATTTCTTTCTGGAAATCCCACATCTCAAATGGAATAAGACCGCGATCAACGTTAATGATTTTCATATAAGTCACAGCAAAGTATACGGGATCATCCGCGCACTTTATAAACTCATCCATTTCTTTTTGAGTAAAGGCATGTTTAAAATCTTCGCGTGGAAGATTTGGGTTATTGTTATACCCTTTGGTCATAGGTGCGCGTGTAATCCATCAATCATATTAGGTCTTCATCTTTCTGTTCTCTTAACATTCACTATACCTTTTTTCTTTTGAAAAATAGGTCTGAGACTTGTTTTTGGGTCAACTATCATATATGATTTAGATTCAGATTTGCTATCTTCTACTCTGTTTGTGTAATGAAGATGATCTATACCTTTTTTCTTTAGAAATGATGTTACATGCTGGTATGGTTTTTCGTAATCATTAGATTCCAAATATCCTGCATCTCTTATCTTTTTTTCCAAATCAGTATGTTCTCTTTTGGTAATATGTTTTCTTCTATGTAGGGAATCTATGACTGAAATAGGATCATGGTTTTCTCCATGATCATCTATCTCTAAACCTTTTTTCAATTTGGCTCTGTAAGCCATAACATTTGCTTTGACTCTTTTGGTTTTGCTATTATAATCTGGACCATCACGGTATTGATCTCCTATTCTCGCTCTTGCAGCTTGAGATGTACCAAAATGCTGCATAGGTTTTATCTCTGAAGCGTCAAATTTATTTTCTGAGGCATGAAAAAGCACTTGCGAACTTTCGCCTTTTTTCTTTTTAAACCTAGCAGCTTCTTCTAAAAACTGTTTAAAAGTTTTCATCTTTCTTTTCCTTAATTTTTTTTAACAAGTCGGCAGTACTGCCTACAAATACAGCTTTCTCAACTGTGATATTGTCTGCGGGCTTCTCAACACCGTCCATCTTTTTAAGCTCTTTTGTTTTTTTCTGTAGATCATAGAGGTCTTTAGTGGCATCGGATACTGTTTTCATGAGTGTAGCAAGTACCTCATACGCTCTAGGACTTTCAGATTCTTTTGCGAGATCAGTTAACTCTTCAATTGCACCATTACCTTTTGTGATAAGATCACGGAATGTTTTGCGTGAAAGATTGTAATCTGCTTTCGAATCATCCTCTTCATGTGGAGTATTGATGATTTCTGGTTCAATCACTTCAACTTTAGTTGGCAATATAACGTGATGCTCAATTCCTAAAGCTTCAGATAAAAATTTATCTGTTTTCATAGTCTATGTCCTACTAGTCAATGTTGGGAAATTCTTGAATGTCTGTTGTGTATCCGTAATCACTATTTGGATTAGCGTTAATAGGATCAGGTTCAATAGTGATCTTTACAACCTTAAGAGGTGATATGTCGAAGCTTGCAATACTATAAACAGCATTGGATGAAAGTGCTCGAATTTGCTCACCTACTTTAAATTGA